GCCATCTTCTGCTGCATCTCTGGCGGAGGCGTACCCTGCGACGAGGCTGGGATCATAAACTGCTCTGGGTTAGACCAGCCGACCGCCTGCAACGCCGCGGTGTCGATCGCAATCGGGTCATACATCGACGGGTTCTGCGCCTGTATCTGTTTCAAGGCAACCACCTTCATCAGGCGCTGGGTCTGCGAAGCCGTGTTCGGGTCTGCCTGCGGAACCAGATCAACCTGATCCAGTGCGCGGAGGAACGTCTCCTCGTCCCACTTGCGGGCCGGACGCTTGTTCTGCTGCCAGAATGAATCTGGGTTTTCGCGGAAACACCGCACTAGCAACTCAAACTCTTCTGCTTGCGCCGAATGCATACGTTTGTGAACCGAGTTTAGCACCTTGGTGGCCTGATCGATTAGCGCAATCGTCGTACCGACCGGCGCGTCCTGCTTGCCTTCTCCCACTGCTTGTTCGGCCGTGCCGCCTACCCGCATGCCCGTCTGATTGATGTTCTCAACCAGCGACATGAGACCAGCGCCGACGTCTTTGTAAGGCAATGGCATCACGGCCTGACTAATCGGCATGCCGCCCGTCTTGACCAATGCGCCACCGCCCGGAGGAACGCGGAAGATGTTGGTGTTCTGCCGCGCGCCCGTGTCGGCATAGAGGAAGCCGGGGAAGTTGGCGTACATGCCGGCGTCGAGCATCTCGCGCCAAGCAGCGGTCAGCGCGTTGGTCGTGTTGCCTAGGATGTGCAGGAGACCCAGATCATAAAAGCCCATCCCCGGTACAAATGTGTACTTGACGAAATTGCTTCTCGCCTCAGGTAGGTCCTTAGTATCTTCATCATAGTTCCTTACGATCGACAGGATTTCATGCGTCGATGCGTCAATTGTGACACGATACGGGATATCAAGGCCCGTCTGCTTTCCGCGCTTGGTGTGCTCAAAGCCCTTGATATCCAACTCGCAGTAGATTTCGTAAATCTCACGGTCCCGATCGCTTGGGTTATAGCTCTCGCTAGCAATACCCTGCTGCGCCATCTTCTCGCGCTGGGCTGCGTCCCACTTGATCATCTTTGGATCGGACAGGTCGATATCGCGGTACACGCCGAGGATTTGCATGCGCTTCACCGTCGACGACTTCATGTAGATACGATGCGTGATACGCTTGGCGTTGGACAGGTCGGTGGCCGAGTTGTTGACGATCAGGTCGTCGGCGTCGACGCTTTCGCTAACTGGACGACCGCGTAGGGGACAGAAATATACCTTCTTGAACGCCGTCCCGCCAAAGCCCAGCATGAGGAGCATTCGGTCGGTATCAGGGTAATACTCTTTGGCAGTGGCCGTGAGGTAGTGGTTAAGGTCGTTTTCGAGGTCGTTGGCAAGTTGATCGGACTGGAGGGTAGCATTATTGTTATCCTCCCTAATCTTTACGGGTCCATCCGTAGGCAATAGTTCTGACCGAGCGTTGGCTTGGAACCGTAGCACTGCCTCGAGCAGGAGCGGGTGCCGAACGCGTGACATACCTTCAACGGGTGCGCCGTCCGCTGCACCTGCCAAGCCGGGAATTTCCACCTTGAGGCCCAAAAGCTTGATGCCTTGGGCTCGGTCTTCAATCCACTCTTTGCGACTGTCGAGGTCATCCTGTACGCCCTTCATCAGATCGTGGGCAATACTCGCCAGATCGGCCTGATCTATCTCTTCCACCAGATTGTCGAACCAACCGGTCTCTCTATCCTTGGCCCGTTCAAGGGGCTGCCCGTCTAACGAAAATGTGATCGATCCATCCGATAGCTCAATCGACATCACATTGCCGTGCTCGTCGATATCTTGTGTCGGGCCATCATCTTCGGCTAGCTCAACCGAAATATCCTCGCCGTCAAACGGTGTCTGCTCGTCATCCTGAAGGCGGATATTGGGGTTTGCGACAAGGGCCATAGATTAAATCCCGTAAAGTGGTTCGGGCGGTTTGCCCAGATGTTGCCTGCTGTCCTCATAGTCCTGCTGCACCTCGTCTTGACGGAGCGCGAAGCCCGTCCGCCTGAGATACCGCATCGCCATCGAGACCGTGTCCACCAGATCGTCATGCTTGGCTTTCGGAAACCGCATGCACTGGTTGATGACCTCGTCGGCCCATGCTTTGTCGGGGCAGTACACCAGCCCCTCTTCAAATAGGTGCTGCACCGAGTAGAGCCTAGCCATCTTGTCGATCGAGCCGGGGTCTTCCAACTGAACGCCAAAGTTCCTACCAGAATACATCCTTCGCAGCTCCCGCGCAACTGGTAGGCCTACGGTCTTGTTTTCTATAAGTAAAGTCGAAACTTTCCACCGAAGGCACGTCTCGGCCACCTCTGTGACCAGCTCGGGCATCTCAAGGTGCTTCGACCATGCATGCATCATCATGATGCGGGGCGGCACTTCCCGCTCGTCATATGTACGTACAATGTGCGTCATGTGACCGTCGCGGTTCAGCATGCGGGTCGCGTGGGTCTTGGGGTCATCGGTCCAGACGCCCCAGACCGTCATGGCCGACGGGTCGTTTTCTTTCTTCTCGGTCATAGCCGTGTCGAGTGACGCCATGATGAAGTCAAACGGCGGGTATTTTTCTTCCTCCCACAAGTTCCAATGCTTGCGCTTGATAATACCGCCATCCTCGGGGGTCGGCAGCTGCTGGAACTGGCCGGACGAGGCATACTTCCCCATGATCCGTTTGTCGCGCTCGACGACGTGCCGAGGGAACCGTTTAGGGAAGAAGAGCTGACCTTTCTGCCACCGAGGGTCTTTCCAGCCTAGCATGGTCGGCACGGCACGATCGGGGTCGTACTCCATCGGGATCATGATGTGATCGTATCCGAGCTGCTTTTCGAGGATCACGCCGGACACGTCTTCTTCGTGCAGGCGCTGCATGATCACGATGATGGCCGAGGTCGCTGGGTTGTTGAGGCGGGTTGGGATCGCCTGCTCGAACGTCTCGATCGTGGTGTTGCGCTCGGCTTCGGACGCGGCGCTGGCCACCGAGTGCGGGTCGTCGATGATCACGCGGTCACCGCGGGCACCAGTCATGCCGGTCATGGCCACCGCCTGCCGGAACCCCGAAGCGGTCGTTTCGTACTTGATCTTCTCGTTCTGGTCGCCCGTTATCGTGACGCGGTCGCCCCAGAAGCTCTGATACCATTCCGACGTTACCAGCCGGCGCATCTTGGTCGAATCGCGGATGGCGAGGTTCATAGCATGCGAGGCGCAGACATACCGCAGATAGGGCATGTTCCGCGGCCCCCATTCCCACGCTGGCCATAGGACGGAGACCAGAAGAGACTTCATCGCGCCCGGCGGGACGTTGATCAGCAGGCGATTGTAAGCTTGCTCATCATCTATCATCATGCCTCTGGTAATGGCGGTCAGATGCTTGGCAATGGCATCAATGTGCCAGTTGTGGACATATTCTTGCCCGGGCTCGATGACGTGCCACGCCTGCTTGATGAACTCCACGAGGGATTTCTCGCAGAGTTCTTTATTAACCTCATATAATGAGGCTTTGACGTTGATCCGCTCGCCATCGACATCCATAAAGGTCATTAATCTGCCTTCAAGGCCGTCTGAGCCTCTTCAATGATGGTCCACAGCGCATGCCGTATCTTGGTGGTCTTTTCTGTCGGACGAGCGTGGGCAACGGTCGTTTGGATTATGGAGTAAGCGACGTCGGCCACGCGGAGCCATGCTTCTTGGGTATTTGGAGTAGTATCATTCCAAGCGCCGCATTTGTCTTTACCCCAATAAGCCACGCGCATTTTATCGGCAAATGATTCAAAATCTGCCCCCTTCATGGCTTGTGCTCCTTCTTGACGGTGCCGGAAACCTTCTTGCGTTGCTTTTCACGATCCTCAAAGACTTGATCAAGCTTGATCCTTTCTCCCAACATCTCGGCTGGTCGCTTCATGCGCTCGGCTTTGAGCATATCGATGCGGGCTTTATCGCGGGCGACCCAGACCTCGTCCTGCATCGGGGTGTTGTTCTGGATCAGATGCTCGAGATACTGCAGGATGTCGCGGGCGTCGGCGACCTCTTGGCTCTTTGGCTTGACCTTAAACAGGGCCACCATCAAACGCTCGATCGTGTTCTGGCATATCGACATGCTCTTGACGATCGCGTCGTAATCCCTGCGCGGGACGCGAACGGCCACCAGAAGCTCGAGTTCTTTAATCTTTGCCAACGCCTTTTCCAACGTCTCTGCCATTTCCGTTAAAATCATCTTCTTTCTCCTTATCCCATGAAAATTTAGGCAGCGTCACTGGCGGGCGCTCCCGATACACGTCCATCATCTTAATCTTCTGCAAGGCCTTCATCCTCGCCGCTATCATCTTGTCCTTCGTACTCGTAGTCTTCGTCTTCTTCGTAGCCATCTCCACCCCTTGCGGCAATTTGTAGCGCCTGCCGAATGGCAAGCAACTGATCCACATCGAGCACTTTCGCGTCGATGACCTTCCCTTCGACTTGCTTCACGGTCGCCTGCACGTCGATCTTGTCGCCATAACGGAAGCGCGCCAGCCGGATTGCATGCCAGCGCCGATCGTTCAGCAACTCCTTTGCGCGCTCGAAGTCGACGTTCTCGAACTCGCCACGGCCAAGGATAATATCTTCCGTTTCCGACAGTTTTATTTCGATCGAAGCCTCGCGCGCGCG